CCCCCCAGATGGCCCCCTAACCCATATCCCAGCAGATTGGACTGTCCCCTCCACAGTTGCAATGTTTGACGATATGACATATTGATCTACTGAGGTAAAGTTGCATACCCCAACCTCTATTTGCCCGCCAAACGGCCCATCAGTTACAACTGTACTCCTGGTAACATTGGGGGACTGAACCGGCCAATTTGTAGTTAAATGCTGACCTGTGTTTAATATGTTGGCATACGCAGGAGTAACCATCACCCCCTTGCCAGAATGATTCACCGGCCATGCAACGAGATTCCCGTCAGCATCGGGAGTCTGACCTGCTGCGCTGTAGACTGGCTGGGGGCCGATCTGTGATACAGTTCCATCGCTGTCTTTAGCGTTCCACAGTGATACCAGATTCCAATGTGGATTGGCTCCAACTACTCTGTCCGCCCGTGCTTGCTCATCAGCAGTCAGAGGTGAATCGTAAACCAGCACTCCCCTGTCGCCAACCCTGACATTGTCATCAGGAATGATCGAGGTAATTGGTACTGGCAGGTTATAGGTAAACTCAGGCAATGCCTGCATCTCAGCACCAAGAGGTGCAGTGATAGTGATATTTGGGTAGGCTGTGCCTACGGTTACTGGTGCGTCGAGCCCGAGTGGGCCTGGATATTCAGTGGGTTCCCTTGTCGTTCCATCAACCCATGAGGATGATTGTGTTATGTTCCCATACATGGCAGGTATTATCCAACCCACTCCAATCACCGACGTATTTTCTTGGTCGAGATATGTCGTGCCATCAGCCACAGTAAACCCAGCATCATTCGCCCACATCGTCCCAGTGCCATCCACCCGCTCAGTGATCGCAGTATCAGTCAGGTACAGCGTGTGCCCTTCTCCACTTGCATCGATCTCAAAAGTACTGCCAACATTGATCCCCGGCCAATATGCCCACAGCACTCCTGCCCGATGCACGTATATATCCCAGCAATCCGCGCCAGGAAATGTCAACGTGCCATTCACTGTGCAGGTCGGATCGCTCGGGCCACTGGCAGTAATGGTGTCGGTGATCAGAAGGCCAGTACAGGATGCACTGCCAGCACCAGCAAAGCCACTGGACTTTACCTGCTGGGTGGTGTGATTGGCAGTTGGGAGATACGATCTGAGTTTGCTGTCAATGATGTCGGTGCGATACCATGCAAGCAGGTTGGCGGTGTCGGGGTAATTCCCCTCATCCCCACCAAAACCTGAACGTGCGTACCCCCGAAATATGCTCTTGAAAATACTCTTTGCGACAGCCATCAATCCACCAACTGTACACCAACGGCATTAGCGGTTATCCCCTTGACGAATTGCAGGGTGATGGGACTATCTATCTTCAACGGTGCTGACGTTGCGGTCATGGTTACTGCCGCGCCGAACTCATCATACAAAGCAAGAGCTACTCCAGCTTCGTCAAGTATATTTACTGCAATAGTTTCAGCAACCAAAACTCCGGCAACCGTAACAGTTTTCGGCAATGAGTGAGCAGGAAAATAATGCCTGGCCGTCAGAGCAGCAGTTTGCTTAGGAATAATCATACTCATAATATTCTCCAATAGAATTAATTATTGTTACGAGAAGTTCATATTAACACAAAACCTGTAATAATAAAGTTTCCCTTATTATTACAAGTTCTTTTTTAATATGCTCGAAGCAACATGTAGCTGAATCCATGAGCAGCAGCTGGATCAGCTGAGCAAGTTACAGTCATAGTATTAGCAGTCATCACAACCTTGAGAATGCTATCAGTATCGTCAGTCGTATTATAGATTACGATCGGAATATCTGTGGCAAGTGCCCCAGTTATAGTGACTGCTTCAGCCGCTGCACCACCAACAGTTGTATGCTTTCCCGCATAAGCAATATAATGACTTGGCTTGAACGTTCCTCTGGAGCGGATAACAACATAGTGAAGACTATGTGCAGTTGAAGGATCTGCAGAGCAGGTAACCGTAACTGTATTAGCTGTACAAACAATATCACTAATCGTGTCTGAATCGTTAGTAGCCCCATAACAAGCAAAGGCCATATCAGTAGCCAGAACACCAGTTACTGTAATGGCCTCTGCAGCAGCTCCACCTACCGTAGTATGAGTACCAGCCGCTACAATATCCCACTCAGGAATACACTTATTTCTCAATACTGCATAATCATATCCATGAGCATTCAATGGATCTGCACTACCAACAATAGTAATTGTATTATCAGTAGCCATGGCGGAGACTATCTGATCATTATCATCAGAAACTTCATGATTGACAATGGCTATGTCGGTAGAAAGAATCATTCCACTTCTGGTAATTACTTCAGTAGTATCACCACCAGCAGAAGTAACTGGACCTTCAGCTAACTTGATTCCATACCCATAAACCTGACCATCAGGAACAAAGGTACAAGAAGCAGCAGTTCCAATATTAACCCATCTTGGGGCCTGTCCAAGAGCTACATCACTCTTAATGAATAAGCATCCAGGATTGTACCCAGCACTTCCAGTTGCAGGAACCGTAGATCCAGATGCCATTGATTTATTTCTTGTCGTATCAAGTGTGATACCGTTTGGAAAGTTCGTTACGCCCATAATTACCTCCACTGGGACAATTCTTCTTATCTCAAAGAACTGCCTGAAAGATTTTAACTTTCATTTACCCATCTTATTAAGACCGTTCTAAGCTCGTCACAAAGAACGGTCAGTTTACCTCTTTAGTCTTGGACGTTCAATTATGAACACCAAGTTATCATGCAGCACCAGGCGAACCAAAGATGCCTCGCGGATCAGACCAACCAAATGAACCCCGGAAAGTAGCTTTGAACTTGGCATTCTCAGTGTCAAAGTCATTCTCAGTTCCAAACGCATCAGGACGACGTTCCATATACTTCAGACCATCTGGACAGTTGGTCTTGATAAACCATGCATCACTATCCGTCAGGTAATGATTCACAGCAATGCCTTGTGGGAACTTCTTCGAGGCCCGAATTGCATTGATATCATTATTTGCTGTGCCAGACTGTCCAATAGACTCGAGAATCCGCATTGCATCAAACTCAAGAGCTGTAGGAATAATCAACTTCTGAGGCATAATAGCGATCTTAAGTCCACGATCAGTAGTGAACGCAGCAATGTCAATGCAAGCCTGCTCAAGAGCAGCTTCACTAAGATCTGCAGCAGTAGAAAGTTCATTCCGCCACGTTCCGCCGGACTTATTCGGATGATCAGTAGCACAAAGCTCCTTACCATCACTATTAGTTCCCATAGTATAGGTAGAAGTAAACGCACGATTAAGTACGTTAGCACCAATGATCTCTTTAGTCTGCCGAATAGAGAAGGCCAGAGCATTCGCACGACGCAGAGCAACCGTAACAGCTATACCATCTTCGTACATCTCACGAGTAATAATAAACCCAAGACCGTACGTTACATGAGTATAGCGGCTAACAAATCCCTGCTCCTGCTCATCATATGCAATCCCACCACCTTCGGTCTTCACCGCAGCAAGACCGAAACCAGTTACGCCGGCTTCCTCTTCGAAAGCCCTAGTAGAGTTAGTTTTCTCAAAAATATCCAAATACTCAATCGGATACTCTTTATACTTCTGTCCGAACCAAGTCTTTACACCAGGTACCAGATCTTTTGCAAAATTACTAGTAGTGATAATACCCATTTGTAAGCTCCTTTAAATGATGATTAAATAGTCAGATTAGATGTTAACTAATTAAACATCAGTAGAAATAGTCAGGCCAAGCTCATGCTCACCGAAGAGAACTTCCCACTTAGCATAGTTGCCAAGTTCATTATCTTCTCGATTAGCCAATCGCAAAATTCTACAGTTACCCGTAGTATCGGTTGCAGTATCACTTGAGTCAAGTTCCATCGCAGACTTGCCTGTAGCAGTCGAACCAGAACCAACTACAAAGTTAGCCGAAAGCCCAACCATTGCAGCAGTAATAGAGTTGGCATCACTATCTTCCTGAACCTCAAAAATAACCTGAGGATCATCAACTACCAGACAATACATTGCAGTAGATGCCGGTCGATAGGATTGATTCGGAGTATCAGGATGAGTCATCACATAAGGATTGTCGCCAAACGCAATCACGACACCACGAACAGCAGCGCCGGCAGTAGCCTGAGTTACAGTTGGATACTTGCCGGTTGCATCAGCAGCTCCAGCACCCTTAACTGCATCACCAATAAAAGTTGCTACTGCATCAGTAGACGGAATGTAATAAACATTCGCCTGCCCATTCCAGGGATTCCCGTTCAAATGCTTAACCGGCTTAAAGCCGAAAGGAGTATCAACATTAGCCATATCTTTACCTCAACAAAATAGTTTAAATTTTACGAAATCGTCACACTTCCAGACAAGCCATCTTTACCCTCGCTGCGAGAGCTTCGTTTAATTTGGTTTTCTACCGAACTAATCTTGGCTTGTGATTCGGCTTTGTCTGCCTCATAAATCTCTTCTGGGATCTCCATTAGAACAGCTCGCTGACCGCCGCCCACATGAGGATTAGCAGCACTTCCGATATTGGTCGGTCGTCCCAGTTTTGAATCCCCAACAGGTGATCCATCATCAACAGCGTTCCATCCAGCGTCCTTGAACATCTGAATACGATCCCCAGTATCATTCACGAACCGGCGCACGAACCCGGCCTTTTTCGGTGCAGTCAGGATATTACGTGATCCTAACGGGATTCTCTTTCTCGGTTGCTCAACCTTTTGACTCTCTGTTTTATTTGCTTGATCTGTCATTTTAAACCTCTGCTATTTAAGCTTGCATTCTTGCAATGTCATTGATGTATTGTTCTTCCGTCATGATTCCACCACGAACAAATTGGTTCATTATGCTAACTTGCTCAGGTGTCAGATCTGACTTGCTGAAAGTAGTAGCTGCACCCTTATTGTTCGAGCCTTTATCAACTGGCGAAACAGGTCCAATTGGTTTAGTCACATCAGCTGGTTTATTCATATCAGCAGGTTTGCCTGGAGCAGGTTTTGATGAGGCAAACTTTTCTGGAAAAACCTCTTGGACCTTATTCCGCACCAGCGCATAAATCCGTGGAAGTGGAGCCCCTACATATTGCTGAGCCACACTATCAGCGAACTGTGCCATTTCGTCATCTTCCAAATACCACTGATTATCCGTAATCCATTCATCATAAACTGGATTAGCAGCATCATCAGATTTGCTAGTATTCATTTTGGGGGCAGCAATATCTTTCTTCTTCTCCTCGATCTGCGCATCCAACTCTTCGACCTTATCAACATCAGCCAGTTCAATTGCAGATTTGCGTTCCTTCTTGAGTGCTTCTATCTCAGAAGTCAGCCGCTTAACGTCAGCTTGATAAACCCGCTCGTTGTGTTCTTTAAGTGCATTAATGGATGCCTGAACAGTACTCAGATTCTCCTTTAAGTCCTTATTGTGCTTACTCATCGCCTTCTGAATGTCTTTCGACCTCAGAATGTAAGTAACCGCATCAACAGCATCTTCACCTACATGATCAGCGCGCCAACCAAGTTGTGCAGCAAGTTCTTCTACAGATGGAGCAATCTTGGTTTGATCGGAATCAGCATTACCATTAAGAGGTTTAGTTTGATTGGAAGATTGATCATCACCAGATTTAGCTGCCACAACAGAATTGTCAGTCTCATTACTGGAGTCTGTTGCTTCTGTAGAAGAACTCCCAGGCTGCGCTGCACTAATAATATCTTCAACAAATTCTTCTGTCATAATAACACCTATTTAAAAGAGTAACCGAGCCAAAACATCATTGTCATTAATCAATACATAAGATTCGTCATCCCCACCAAGCATAGATACACCAGCATATCTGGAGTAACTAATCTTATCACCGACTGCTGCCCAGGCAGATCCGTCATCAAGGTCTTTCCAGGCCGTTGGGCCGACAGCAACTAATATTCCGATTGTGGCTGCCTGCTGTTCTTTTTCCCGAATTGTTTCAGGCAAATAGATTCCGCCCTTAGTCTTTTCTTCAACCTTTTCAGGCAGCACCAGCAAATGTCCACCAGTCGGAATAATACCAGATTGATTAATATCAAGATGTTCTGTGCTCATAATTATTACCCTTTTAAATAGTTGCTTTTATTAATAACCGCTACGTTCATCAACTTCGTTCTCTATAGACTCACCTTCGAAAGAAATATTAAGAAGCTGATCCAGACCGTTTATCTGACCAACTAATCTGTTAGTAAATCCATGTGTTGCTTCAGCTCCCATGCCTATACTATGACCATTGGCAAGCTGCTCAACTATGGATTGTCTAGTCTTTTTAAGTTCGCTAAAAAGCTCTCTTGTTACTGGATGATTCTTCCACTCTTGGAATTGTTCACTAGTTATCACTTGATAGCCTCAATCTAAATTGTTATTAATCTTGATTTACCTTCTCCAACTCTTTCTTTCGCTTATTTGCAGCAGCCACTACATTTCCAGCATAAAAAACATTCTTGGATGGCTTATCATCTTTATTTCCACCAAGTCCAATCGCCCGCAAGAAAGAAAATGCATCTTTCTTTTTCTTTTCTAACTCATCAGCCATATTATTCTTCTCCATTATATTCACGTTTTATCGTACTTTCTTTCAGTCCACCAGGTGCCTTACCAAGACTTTGCTGACTCCGACCAAGTTCAAGCTGTCCAGAGATTTGCTTATCCTTAAGGGCTAGATCAATCATATTATTGTCCATATCAGAAATTAACTTATCTTGTTCAAGTTGCTTTCCTGGAATAGTTGCTATGATCTGCTGAGTTTCTGCATTTAACTTGGCTACCTTTGCACTCAGTTCTGCAATCTCAGCCTGGAGTTTCTGCATAGCGAGTTGTTCAGCCGGATCAGGCGAATCATCCTGAGGCATGAACTTCTCAACATCTTCGATATCAAGTGCCAGCAGGTATTGCCGCAAGATTTCCTGATCATTTAATCCTTGACCTCGCAGTTCTAGCATGGCCTTCGCCTTAAGAAGCCGCTGCATCATGGTGGTGCTGTTCGGATCACTAACCGGTACAACATCGAAGTCTGCACTAGAGAAGTCAGCCTGAACAATTGCTTGCTGATCATCCAGGACAGCATTATAGGTCATTTGATCAAGATAAAGAGCATTCAGCCTCCGCAACTTAATAAACTCTTTATATTGACTACGATATAACCGCTTGTGGATGGCACTATAGACCTGCAGCCCTTGTTCAATAAGTGCAAGCACAGACTCAGCCGGAACATTCGCGCCTGGAGAATTGCCAGCCAGGATTTCGGTCATGCCTGCGAGTTCTTTACCACTCTCAATTAGCAAGCCGAGCAATTGGAAGAGGACATTACTTGGCTCACGTACTGGCATGGGAAAGATGTTCTTTCGCAGATCGTCGCCAGTAGCATCGACAGGTTTCCACTCGCCTGATTTGACCTGAATGGATTTGCCCCGGCCAAGCTTAAGCCCTCTCCCTAGGAAGCCGCTTTGTCGATTTGATAACGTCCCAGCATCCAGCAACTGATTAATAACTGTATTTATGGCTGAGTTGCTGCTCATCAATAGAGAGCCAAACCCCATGCCATAAAAGCCTCCATCAATCGCCGGCATGAAAATAAAGCGAGTAAAATACTGTTCAGGGATGATCTTAACAATCGGTCCATTCGGATCAACTACTCCAGCTTCGTCAGACTTGCGAATAATTCCATCTGTGGCAAACCGAGGAGAGATCCTTACTAACTTTTGTGATTGCTCATGAACAGTTACTACATACGGCTCTTGATAGCCATCCCCGTCCAGGTCGTACCAACGATGTTGCTCAAGAAACAAATGTGGAGTATCTTCATCTACGTCGGCAGTCTTATCGCTGGTTGCCTGTCCAAGTTCTGCTACATCAAACTTGGTAAAGATCCCAGAGTTGATACGTTCAACAATTTCGTTGTGGTACAAATAGATTCGATGTGTAACTCGTGGAGCCCTCTCCAGTGATTCGGCAAAATAGTTTACAACCAAATCATCAGCGAAGACTATCTGAGATACTGACTTCCGTTCAATCGAGTCGAAGTAACTCTTTTTGAACACACAACCGATTGCAGGCAACGTAAAAAGTAGCTGATCAACGCCTTCTTCCCAATCTTCCATTAGTGACAGAAGCTGGAAAGACATAAAGCTAGAAATTCGTTGAGCTTTATCGAACTTAGTGTTGTCTGGATCAGTCCCAACTACCTTGCCTTTGACAACCTCATTCCCTTTGATAAGTTCAGGATATGCACGGGCAGCAAACTGGATGCAAGCATTAATGATTAGTGGGTACTTAACATTGGCAACAACCTCACCAGCATAAACCTTTTTCTTTACGAGAAGCTTAGCAAGATCGATGATCTGCACATTAAGAGCTTCCCATTCTGTGCGGCTAGCCAGATCGAGCTTATAGCCTTCCAAGACTTTAGTAGTTATATCTGCCAGAACTTCCTTAGATTGTTTATCAGCAAGATTAGTGATGAGTACAACTGCTTCAGCTCGCAGAGCTTCTTTTTCCACCAAAGCAGTTGTGAGAGGATCAGCTTGAACTGGAGCAATAATGTCTTCAATTGGTTCCTCAGTTGCCCAGAACGGAACTTGACCCACCAGACTTGCCTGCTCATCGTCAGGGAGACTAGTTCCGGTATTCAAGGTTGCGTTTGTTCGTGTAGGCAGCTTCGCTGCTTGGCCAGCAATAATTTCATTCGCCATCGGCGTCGCTGGATTGCCTGGATTAACAAGTTCCTCTACAGGAAATTCAAAACCGTTAGTAGCCATTATATCATATCCTGCAGAGTAGAAAACGTAATATCAAGTAAAATAATGCCGAGTAACATGGTGCTAAGTGTAGGCGACTTCGTCGCTTGCTTAGTATCCTGTAATGACACTTGTATCTTGCTGGTTATACAATGTTGAGTCTTCCCACGCCTGAAACTCCCAATACGGTTTCGCAATTGCTCGCTTCAGTCCAGACATAACCAAGTACCGAGTGCAGTCCATCAAATGATCTCGGTCCTTAACAATCTGACCATTCTCATCTCTGCGATAAATTCTAAACTCACTAAACCAATTAACCAGCGAACCAAACACTTTCAGCCTGTTGGTACTCAACATTTGCCACACAGCATACAGGCCAGCCTCGACAGATTTGTTAGCATTCTCAAGGTCAAGACCCAACCCTAGGTATTGTTCAAAAAGTTGCTTTCCGTCATCTTGCGAACGTCCATGTGCAGCTGAATCAACTACGCCTGGAATCCATGTTCCCCGAGCCTTAATAGCATCCGCATGGATTAGTGGCAACTGCTGGCCCTGATAATATTCGCTATACAGATAAGTTATATGGCTGGTCGGATCTGTGGCTGCCCAAAGAGTTGCAGTCTTCTTCCAGCCAACATCCAGCGCATAGCAACGGAGCCAATGATCGGGAATGGCAAAGTCAGCGACTGTAATATTAGATTCTAGGATTGGATAAATTGCACCAGCCCCAAGCTGAGGTACACCTTTCGATCTAGCGTCTCGCTGATGAGGTGGCAAGGCTGCCCATAACTTATCTTTTTGTTCAGTAGTCAGGTGTGGTGCATCATCCCAAGTTGCCTGGATAAGGAACTTGCTACCTTCTTGATTGTCTTCAATTTTTCCGTTTGGCATGAACTGAAGAACAGTATCAGTTAAGCCCTCTAACGGAGTGAATGTAAGCATGATTAGGCCATTTGTCGTCATGGTACGGGTAATACATTCAGTGTAGATAGGCATTGGACATTCCTCGTCCAGCCAGATCAAATCCTGTTCTGTACCTTCGAACGACTTGCGACCTTCAGCATAAGACTTGATCTTAATCCGAGATATGCCACCAGAGATATGCTTAACCAATATCATATCTATGGCGTTAGCAACTCCGCCGGCTTTTGGGCTGGTCTTGATTATATATTTCTCAGGGATCAGGCCAGTTCCATATTCCTCGGGATTGCCGATAAGTTTATATTGAACTATGTCTCTGGCAGTTGTACTGGTCGTTCCACATGCCCAAATAGAAACTGGTTTGGTGAAACGCTTTCCAGTCCACCAAGCAGGATATCTTCCGGTGGCATGAAGAGTTGTTTCGTATGCACCAATTCCCTCGCTCTTTCCGATTCGGTTTGCGGCCATGATACAGCGTTCACTAAAACTTGAACCTGCTGCAAAGAACTGCATATGCTTAGGATAGTTGTGCCGACTTAGTGGGCCGTCATCTGGATAATATTGGGCAATCTTATTTTGCTTGATCCGGATGTTTTTGGCTTGCAATAGTCTGAGGTATTGCTCTTTTTGATCTCTATCAAGATGGGAAAGCTCCATCTTTAACCCCGTTTAATGTTGTGAAAGGGATCAAAAGATAGATCTTCTAAAATTGAGGGGTCTTCCAACAGAATGGGTTCTTCAAAATCATCATCAGAAATAAAAAGGCCTTGTTCAGTTGATTGGAAATCTTCCAGAGATAAGTCATCCTCGATAGTTGTTTCAGTCACATCTGTGGTTTCATTCACATCTGTCGGGCACGGAACAAAGGAGAGAGACTCAAAGCATGCAGTTTTTGCACCTGTTAAGTTGTTTTTTAAGGACTTTTTAATCTCTGGAAGATTTTTACCACTAGTGCGATTAATCGAGTCTTCTATGGCTGCTATCTCAGCATCGAGTTCTTCATCAGTTTTGGTTTGCAACGTCATGTCAATGTTCAGCCGATCTGGAGCCTTATATCCATTGCGATCTAGAACATCTTTGGCTGCATTGAACTGGACGGATGCTGGAACAGATTTGCGGGAACCCTTATCTAGAAGGTGCTCAAAGGTTGCAAGCGCTTCTTTGTTGAGGCTAACCAACTTTTTGCGAACGTCCAAAGTTGCTTCGTGCGCGCGATCTTGAAGGCCATTCAAGTAGGCTTGCCCGAGAGGTGATCTGAGTATCGTAGATACGGAGGATTGAGCCATGCCAAGACGCTCAGCGATCTCCTGGTTTTTGTACCCGTTGAACGCCATCTGGATAATATTTCTATGTTGGCTCTTTAACTCTTTAAGCATGGTTGGCAGTATAGCAGTTAATTGTGGTAAAATGGATGGCCTAAACCTTTTTAAATGGCCTTATCTTAGCGAAACATATTATGGTAGAAAGGTCAACATAAAAATGCGTAAGGACTTAATTTTCCTGCTTTTTCCATAATGCCGGCAAACATATTGAGCCTCCTATAATATATGGTGGCTGCCAAGTTTGATAAAGTTATTAAGTTTCTATGTAAGACAAGCTGAAAGTTGCTGGCAATATAATTGTTCCCTGCCTGACTGTTCATAAGTGAACGTGGCTGTTACTGGTGTAAATTGACGGCAGTTCAGATATGCTTGTATCCGCAAATTATATGAGAAACCCTAATTCACTACACAGGAATCGAGGCATCCACACACGGGCA